CCCCTGTAGCAGTTGTGCCTCTAACACAGGAGAACAGAAACCGCGCCCCATATAAGGTACGGTTATGAAAGGTCGTTGGAATAGTTGTAGCTTCTCTTGGGCCCGGGCTTGTTCTTTCTGAATGACTAAAGTGCTATCAAAATCAATGACGTCTCCATTCAATCCGAGACCCTCGGCCGTTCCCGAATACATGATGTTGGGCTGAGAAACAGCGAAATCAACATGTTCAGAAAGAGTCTTTCCTAAATGAAAGTTTGTGAGCATATGCTCCGCATAACGCTGGTTATCGAGGTTCCTTACAGTCGTGTCGATATCATCGGCGCGACCTAAATTTTGAAAAGGGAAAGACATTGGTTATATACTGGTACGACGTTTTTTTCGAATTCGAAGCGGAACCAAATACCGATATGCTAAAAAAGCAACAATCCCCATTATGATGAAAGGAATAATCCATTTCGCACACACATAGACACGGTCAAATCCTCTTACATCCCGGTTCAATCCAAATAGACTGATTCCTCCATCAATGACTGGATTGCTCCAATTCGACTTGTTCTCCGTTTCCTCCAATAATTGATAACACAGGGCTTCACCATACAAGTAATTAAACATGTTGTTTTGATCAAATAATTCTCTCAAATCTGTCGGATCCTTTGTCAACAAATGATCCACATGAGCCGAACTATAAATGACCGCATGACTCAACACATAAGGCCCCCAATAATGCCGTAAATCCCAAGAACAATGCAGCATGAAAAAAGGCGATGCACCCAACGCATATTTGAAATCATGACCCTGTAAGGATTCCACAAATTCGGAAATCTCTCGACGCACCTGTAGATCCCCTATTCTGAGTGACCATCGAAAATCATCCTCCAACACCAACACGTTTTTATAACCCTTTGACCTCGAATGAGTAAACGCCGTAAAATAAGCATGCGTTAAATCATGCGTCGACCGTTGAACCCAATCCTCCTTGACACATTTCTTATACCCCTTGTTCCGAACCAAATAAACCGTCTGACTCGGCCTAAATCGTTTCAACTGTTCCTGAATCAAGGGCAAACGACCATTTCCCTCTAAATACAAAATATAGGTCGCAGATATAACCGAATCACCAAACAACACATCCTCTGATCCTTCTGTCTCTGCTCTTTCTGACAAAACGATTTCCTCAAATTCATAACATGATTTATTTGTTTCAAATAATTCCATGTGTAATCCGTCTTATATACAGACGATAAATCCCTACAGGAATCATCCCTGTAAGGAGTTTATAATCGATATTTCACATGTTTAAAAATGGGTGGTTTAAGCAAAGCTTTACAGGAGGATTGTGATATTATGATGAATTGTTTTTAAAAACGGGTTTTTAGAAAAGTTTCAACAATCCTTACAGGAGGAAATACAATCTTCTGATTACTATTTTTAAAACGGGGTTTAAACAGATTGATAAACTTTCTGATAAAAAACTTTAATAAGCGAAGAAACAATCCTTACAGGAGGTAATGCAATCTTCTGTAAGGAGTTTTGAAAACAGCTTTAATAAGCTCGGCCCTTCGGGCCTCGCCGAGGAAAAATCCTCACAGGATGTAATACAATCTTCTGTAATGAGTTTTAAAAACGGGATTTAAACAGCTTGATAACGCTCGGCCCTTTCGCCCTTCAGGCTTATGGCCTCGCCGAGAAACATTCCTTACAGGAGGGAATACAATCTTATGATTCATTGTTTTGAAAACGGTTTTCAATCAGGAAGGTGTATGAGGAAACCTGGGTTTCCTCAATAGTTATTATAATGACTTCCTCCATTGTTTCTGGCACAGGCGAACAGGTTGCCTTCTTTGCAGCTGATCATCGATCCATAACAAAAGTCGGCGAACGATTGTTGATCATTCGGAATCGTGGTTGCGGGATTGGAATAAAACGGCTGTAAGGATTGTTCGAATTGGTATAGATCGCCTAAATTCTCCAAAAGACGTTTGTCGATATTGGGAAAGGTCGGATGACTTTGGATCATGGTATTTTTGGCTGCTTCAAAAATGGCGTCCTGTGAATCAGGATCGTCAATGACCGGGGCCGGAGCCTTTTTCGGATTTCCTTCGATATCCGTCAGTAAAACATTACAGAAAGGATTGATAGGGGTGGGACTATCGAATTGAAGAGGCGGCGAACCGTCCAAGAGCTCCTGTATCGAATGGAATTCTGTATTCGGATTTTCAAAAGTCTCTTTTTTAGAAGACTTATTTTTAATTAAATGATATATAATGATGGATCCTATGGACAAAATACCGACTATAAGAACCGTTATTCGCCCCGTTCCTAAAAATCCCAACAGGGTCAAGACAAGAATGAGTCTGGATAAAGCATTCAAATTCTCTGTCAAAGAATTATAGGTCGATGGAAAGAACTGAAGAGAATGCAAAAGGACGTTTGGATCATCTATCCAAAAAGGCGATTCTTTCACAATAATGGTATTTTCAGGCTTAATCTCTTTGGAAGATAATTCGACGTTTTTATTTGATGAATTTGTATCTGACATATGATTGTGTTCCTACCGTTATATATACATCCGTCATTAAATTCTATTATTCCACGTATTTATTTTCGAATAATTGGAACATCATCGTCATCGTCATCAAAATAGATATCTCGGTATTGCTGAATATAATCATCTGTTAACAAAAAGTCTTCCGAGAAAAGTTTATGCCGATTTCTCGGAGTTCTTACCACAGTTTCAAATTCGACCTTTCCGGTTAACATGGTCGTCAAGAAAAATAAAGTATAAATTCCGCATTCCGTATTCTTTGATTGATGTTTCATTTTACTTCTCGGAAGCAACAATTTCAGATTCTTCTTATTTTCCAACTCTTTCATATAAGGATCCATCTTAATCCGATTTATCAGTTGCAGAACCTCCGGAGGAGGCGCATTCCCTGTACTATCGAAAAACATCATAACCAAATTGTCTAAATCTAAATACAGACTGATCCAATGTTCTCCACTTCGATAATGTGGATCCGTATTGAATACAAAGCCGATCTTCGTCTTACCTGGAAACTTATTCATGAACTTGGTAATACTGAATTGACATATTCCCGGATCCACGCAAGCCCCTTGAACCTTGGTATCAAAATCAATCGGAGAAGGTCCGAGCAATTTGAATTCAGATGCCTTTTTGTTATCCTTGTCATTCCATTCGAAATCATGCAAGACCTTTTCAATATCCATATTGCTTAACCAGGCATTCGGCTTCTGTTTCCATTCATCCGGCTGTTCCGGCTTGAAATTATCAAAGATTTCCGGATACTCCGATTCCTTTAAACCGGCCTTTTTCAACCAACAACGCTCCTTCTGATTTCGACATAAAGGGGCGAAATGGGCACGCATTTGATGATACACCCCTGTAGGGTCGTTGGCCGTTATCAACACACGGTTCGCCTTTTGATTCACTATCTCTTTGACCTTCATCATTTCAGGGTTCGAGAAACAGCTCTTGGCATCCACTTTGGCCGATTTGTTATCCGGGGCACAACTTGTTGTATTCGTATTGATTCGACGAGTAAAATCGACCTTTAGGGTCCTTGCATTCCTTTTCTTATCATTGAATCGGAATGTGTTCCTTTTCTTACGCATTCCATCTTATAATAATTCCTTAGATTTTATGAAACCCCGAAAAGAAAAATTCGTAAGAAAAAAGAGTTTGAAACCAATTTAGCAAACACCAATATATGTCTTCCAAACGTCGATCCGGAAAAAACCTTGTGATAAAAGAAGAACTTTTACCAGATCCTTATCAACGTATTCATGAAGAATGCTTGAACGATTTCAATCTTAAAAGGGCCGAATACGGCGATTCATTGAATCATTATGGATTAATCGGAGTTCTCATGAAATTAGAGGAAAAGATCAAACAGAATATCCATGTATCTAAATCCGGGATCGAATTGGTTCCATCCGAACATCTACGAAATACATTGGTCGATCTTTATAATCATACCGCCATGGCCATGATCCTTCTAGACCAAGGCAAACTCGTCTCTTCTGGACCTAAAATCGATGAATTAAAAGCGAAAGAAATGATTGATTCCAATGATTCTGATTTAAATGATACAAATCAATCAAATGATTCCGATGATACAAATAATTTTGACTTAAAAGAAACACTTTTAAAGGATGAAGAAGAGAATCAATGTGAAATCATGTAATGTGAAATCATGTAATCTGATATGATGTAATCTAAAATCATGTAATGTGAAATGATGTAATAATATCGAATAGTATATAAAGCAATGGACTCGACCGCTTGGATTCATATACTATTCCCTGTAGCTTTGGCAGGACTGATGAATGCCTGGATATTCAAGTCAGGAATGATTTCTTCGAATCAAATGATTTCTTCGAATCAAAAGAAACAGTCATCCTCTTTATTACCTCCGGGTTCTGTCATTGGTTTGGTATGGACCGGGATCTTTGCCCTTCTAGGGTATTTGCATTATATCATTTGGAAACGTCATGGGAACCGTTTTGCCCCTGCAAATTATGTTTTATGGGGTCTGTTCCTGTACTGTTTGGTTTACCCAGTTATAACCGGTCTGAAGGAATCCACAGGGTTGATTATGAATCTAGGTGCATTGGTTCTCGGATTTTTGGTTGCTGGGTTTATTGCCTGGTCTGAACGAGGGTCGGATCTGATTTGGTTGGTTCCTTACTTGTGTTGGACATTGTATGTCAATATTGTGTTTAATATTATTTGTAGTAAAATTATTTAATTCATATAAATTTATCAAAAAGAAATGATAAATTTACATAAGATCGTTATGCATCATTCTATAATTATGTAAAGGATGTCAAGAA